TTTTTCCCCTTGTTTTTAGTAGCCCCCTTAATAATATCACCACGAGTTATCTTGTTATAAGGTGGTGTTAATGAAGCTAACTTTTTCTGCTTAGGTGATAATTTCTTTGTCATTTCTTTTTTCCTCCAAACATTTTTCTAAATTTCTTAGTGTATACTGATTCTTTTGTTTTGATACGTTTGCCTTTTTTATCAAAATCTGTACTAAATTTATAAGCGGAAGGGTCGTTATCTGCCTTAGGAGCGTTTCGTTTTATCTCTTTTTTACGTTTTACTTTGTTGGCAGGAGATAAACCTTTTAAATACTTAGGCGGTATCTTTTTCTTAGTTTTCTTTTTGGCGGGAGGTGTACTAATTTGTTTTGACATTTGACCTCTTGTTATAGCCATCTAAACACCTCTGGTATAAATGCAGAAGCTATTATCAAAATACCTAGCCCCCATAGTTTTGTATCAAACCTATCAAGTTGTTGTTCAATACGTTTGTATCTATCGGCACATTCAGACTCATGCTTTTCTAGTAATTTTAAAACTTCATCTGCTTTCATTACCACGCCTTACAAGACCAATACCTAGCACTAAACTTATCTTTGGCAGTATCGCATTTGTGGCGAGCACGGAAAGACTTTCTTCTTGCTGGTTGATCTTTTTTAATAGACATGTTAGGATCTCCAAACCTAACTAATTTTATTGCAGTCCCTTTTTTAGCTAATACTGCTGATTTTTTAGGACCTCCAGGAGTACGTTTAGGTTTATTAAATCCGGGAAAAGATTCCCCTCGGTAAGTAATTTTACCAGAGGGGGTTCTTTTAACGTCTTTAGTAGTAGCCATTAACTAAACTCTTTTTTAACTTGCATAATAACAGTATAAGTATCTGCACTAGTATGACCAACTGTTGTGAATACAATATCACCAGTTTTTCCAGATCCTGAATTGTTAGGTAATCCACCAAAATCAGTATAGTCATGATGACCACTTTGGTTTTCACCTAGTTCAATACAAAAAAGATTAGTCGTTGCGTCAAATAAAACTTGTACTTTCATACCTATACATTGCCACCATATTTTCTCAATAGTGGCTCCAGTACATGCTTGTCCAAGAGAGTTATTAGATAAGGCACTAGCATCTACTTTAACAACAGCACTTTCACCACTACCATCTGATACGTTGGTGAATTTTAAAACTGCTGTTTTAGGACCATCAATTATGGTTTGTGTAGCAACTGCATCTGCCATATTAGCCTCCTATTTTAAATTAAGCGATCTGAACATACTCAATAATGAACGTGAAAGATCCAGCGGTTGTCGCATCTACAGTATTTGTAATGTTACAAAAAATAGTTCTTTCTGTGTCTGTGTACTGAACAGAAGCTGGAGCAGTTGTACCAGATTGTGTCTGTACTACCAATGTTGTAGTTGTGACGTTATGTACTACAACAGTTGTACCACCATCTAAAATTTCATCAGTGACTGCGGCGACTATTTGAGCACCAGAGCTTGATGTTCCTACCTCATAACCAATATCACCAGTTCCAATAACGGGAGCAGTATCACAAAATATTTTTATGTCTGTGATAATCGTATTTGCAGGTTGTGTAAATTCTCCTATTGCAGGACTGTCTCCAGCAGTAGAATTTACTGTCACGCCAGTAGCAAAACCAACATGCTTGACAAATTTGTTTGTCAAGATTCCAGTTGAAGCCATACTAGATACTGTAGTAAGAGCACCAGTACTTGCATTTTTGTTGATAACTTGAAATCCGTTTTCAGATCGGACGGGACCGTTGAAAGTTGTATTAGCCATATAAATCTCCTTGTCTAGGCAAATGTCAGTTACATCATTGTAACTGTCAAGGTATTAAAACTATAACACAAAAAAAGAGCGACTGTAAAGTCGCTCTTTTAATCTTTAAGGGGATCCTTAAATTAAGCTCCTGGAGAACCAAATACACAACGAGGGTCAGATACGCCAAAGCTATATCTTTCTCTTGCTTTATATCTTACGTTACCAGTATCAAAATCGCCTTCCATTGATGTAGCAATCGCCGCTCTTTCAAAATGCTTAAAGCCGTTTGGTGAGTCGGTTTTAATGAAAAATGCGTCTGTATCTGTAAGGAAGTGGTTAACCACATATCCCTCAGGTAACATACCCATGTTTCTCATTGCGTTGACATCATTGTCAGCACTTCCTGGACGTAGGTTACTTGCCATTAATCTTTCAGCTACAAACTGTAAGTTTACTGGAATAATAAGTTTACGTCCCATCAAAGCGATTTTTAAACCTCTTTCATCAATAAAACCTGAAATATCAATTAATGATTGTTCTAATGATGTTTCGTTTAAATCGGCGGCTGTCGTTAACTCGTTTCTGAAGTTACCCCCTCCTGAAGTTGGGTGATCAGTAGCACAAAGCTCCTTACCATCTCCAAAAGTGAAGGTACTATCAAAAGCGTTGTTTAACACACTCGCCGCTTTGACTTGTTTTGTGTTGGACATTGATCTTGCTAACGCTCTTGTATATCTACTTGAAAGTCTATCGTAGAGATTATCTTCGATAGCTTCTTCAGTTATAGCAAAAGCTAAAGCGATTGTTTCATGAGTATAACGAGCAGTAAATGATTCATTCGCAGTATCAAAGGAGACGGCTCCGCCTTCCGATTTTTCTGGTGCAGTACCAAATCCTGCTAACATTACCTCTTCTTCAAAAGCTCTGTCAGAAGTTTCAGTGTCATAAATTTCGGCATGTTCGTTGTCATACCTATCATACTCCAAGCCAAATAGAGCGTTTAATCCAGGCTCTAATTCTTTAAGGAGTTGGGATCTTGCAATAGCCATATCAATATCTCCCTATAGACCAGTTGTTGCAGTATGAAATGGTAAATTAAGTTTTACCAATAAGATAACTCCAGCAGTTGTAACGCTGATGTCTTCAAAGTCATCTTTGATACCAACGATTCTAAAATTATCTGTTGCTGTAGTTGCTCCTGCACTTGCTACAGATAGTTCACCGACAGATTTACCAGTTGAACCGTTTTCTGTACCAAATCCAGCACCTTCTGCATTAGAATGTACTAGAGCTTGTGCGGTCGCGGCATTTGTGAGAGAAGCGTCTGCTTGAATCTCATACACTTGGAACGGATTGTCATTGACAAGAACCGTTGCTTCTGTACCAGATTTAATTAGAGCTGTTCCCGGATAAAAGTTACTGAAACGAGGTTTCCCGTCAGTATCAATATAGTTACATCCATTCATAACGCCTAGGATTGCTACACTTCCACCATCTGCGGCTGAGACGTCGACTAAACCATTTGTTAATGGTATTACCATATCACCTTGAAATATTTTACTAGATGATCCAGTTGTCGCCGCTGTCTGTACTTTGTACTCTGTCAGCCCATTTGAGTTCGGTGCAGAACCTAATAAATTATGAGGACGTAAACCAAAAGGGGCATCAATATTTGTCGCCATTTTTGTCTCCTACTTCATAAGTTAAAATTATTTAGAGCCAGTTGCCTTAGCTCCAAAGGTTACACGACTTTGCCGTTCCGGTTTAAGGATTGGCATACTTGGGTGTTGTTCTCTCATCATATCATTATCGACAGCATCCATTTGATCGGATGTTTTTGTTTGAAAATATTCTTGTCGTTCCTTCCTTGATTCAAGAGGAAATCTCGCAAGTACCAGACCACCCACACCTATCACTCCAGCGTGTTTTCCGTCCTGGATTGTTGGTGCCTCAAAATCTGGGTACTCATCAGCTCTAACTAGGTCAAATCCTTCTCGGATTCGAGCAGATAAATTTTTTACATCGTCATAACCCATTACAGAAGTACGGATCCAACGATGCACAAAACCCTCTGGAGCTGGGGGTGCATCTAAAGTAGATGGTGGTTTCCAAGGTGTTCTTCGAGTGTCTTTTGCTCTAGTTCCCTCGGTGCGTGTTTGGCGGTTTGACATATTGTCTCCTTCACGTTATGCTAAATTCTGTTTTTGCTTCTGTTTAGCGTATGCTTCTAATGATACACCAAGTTTCTTGGCGATTGCAACCTCTGATTTTGTTAATGTCACCCTTTTTGGATTTTTTCCTGATCCAGAACGGGAAACTCCAGCAACTGGAGTACTAACAGAAGTTGTTTTAGGGGTGTCTTCTCCAAATTTATGAGGAAAAGCATCTCTAATTTTTTGGTCGATTAAGGTATAATACTCATCTGTAAGAGCATATGACTCACCGTATTGCTTAATTAAATCATTATGTATGCTAAAAGCAGTAAGCGTCATAGGGTCATCAGACCCAAACCATGTATTCTTTTCAGCCCAAGCCTGAGCTTTAGGGTGTACTGGTTTTGGGGCTTGAGGGACTTGTGCTTGTTCAGGCTTAACTTCAGCTTGTTTGATTTGTTGTTCTCTAGTAACTTTAGCTTTATTAAGTTCTCCTGCTTCTACTGCTAATCTAGCTAAATCTTTATTTACAGTAACTTGGGTATCTACATCGCCAGTAGAAATAGCCTCAGTAAGTTTTCGTTTTAAACTTTCTTCTTCAGAGGCTACCCTAGCGTCATACTCTTTTATATAAGAATCATCAACTGTTTTAGTTCTTTCCTGCAGATTTTTGTTTTCTTTTTGTAAACCTTGAGCATAATCAATCGCCGCTTTTTCTCTACGTTCGGCTTCTCTTACTTTCCAAGTCATTCTTTCTATACGGTCTCTAACTTTTTTACTATAACCGTCTAGCTTGTCATCATCACCAGTTTCTGCTGGAGCTTGTGGCTCTGAAGAATCTTCAACCACCTCAATATTTTCATTAGAATCTTGTAAATCAACTTCTACTTCATCTTTTTCAGGTTCTAAAGGTAACTCTGCTTGTTTTTGGGCTTCAGCCATTTTATTCTCCTATGTGTGTAAGATGTCTTCTGGATCATTTATAGTAGCAAGTATTTCATCATCATTCAATA